AAGAGCTGACGGATTAACGCGCCATTTTTGTATAGTTGTCTAAACTATGGCACTGTCCACCAAATCTGGCAAACCGATAGCCGTTGTTGCTGGCGGCGACGACGATGGAATGAAGGTTTTCTTGGCGCCGGCACCCAAAACAACAAAAACTGCTTTAACAGCGGCACAAAAAGCTTTGGTCGCAGCATCGCTAAAGAAGGACGGATTCGACCCAGAAACGTCTGAGCCCGCGCGCTTGATTGAGAGAGCACTCGCTGGCGAACACTGTAACAGCATTCGCGCACCGGCTGGTGGCACGTTCTCCATCTTTCCATCGGCGACGCCAGACCGAATCTTTGTCGGCGGGCCATCCGGTTGCGGCAAATCTTCCGTGACCGCCCAGTATGTCCGCGAGTGGGTCGATGAGCATCCCAACCAGAAGGTCTACCTCTTCTCAACACACGACGGTGAGAAGGCTTACGCAGAGCTGCCAATGATTCAAATTGAACTCGACGACGAGTTCCTTGAAGACCCACCCACGCTCGAAGAGCTCAAGGGTAGCCTGCTGGTCTTCGATGACGTCGACCAATTACAAAATCGCCAGCTCCAGAAGGCAGTTTCGGCCGTCATCGCTGACGTTCTAGCGAATGGACGCAAGTATGATATCTGGGTCGTCAGTCTAGCGCACATGATGTGTAACGGCCATCAAACGCGCCTGCAGATTCTGGAGAGCACTCGCATTGTTATCTTTCCGGGCGGTGCGGCCAGCTATCACAACGAGCGCCTGCTGCGGACGTATTGTGGACTGTCGAAGAAAAATATTGCGGCAGTCTTGTCATCTCCGAGCCGATGGGTTTGTATTTCTCGGACGGCGCCAATGTATATTCTGACCGAAGACGAGTGTTACCTGCTCCAGTAACATTTGCGCTCATCTGCTATAGCAGCCATGGTCTACGAATGGATGCCAGTCGAAGAAGTCGAGTCACTGCTGCCAACTATTGTGGCTGCCGGCGTCAGCGAGGTCGCTCGTGGGCGCGACGGTTTCCTAACAGCATATCGCCGCATCCGATCGCCGCTGCGGATGGCTATCGAACACGTGCCCGATCACCCGTCGCAAACATGGGCGCAGCGACGTGACAACTTTATTGATCGCACCCTGCCAGCATACCTAGCAGCACCCACACATCGCCGCGCGCTATCACTGATAGCGTGGGGATACGCACCACCTCTCAAAGTGTTAAAAAAGTGAACGAAAAATTTGGCGACCTCCTGCCGCCTAGAGCAAACGTTTTTTTCTCACATCTCGATACCCAACGCCGCCATCAGTTCGTCGAACTCGTCGTCCGTTAGCTGGCGCACTGGTGGTGGCGGTGGCGGCGGTCTAAAGCGTGCGACCCGCTCGGCGGTTGTCTTAGCTCTGTGTTCCTCGATGAGAACTGGTTCGACATTGGTGAAGTGGAATCTCGAAATAATTGTTGCCTGATCCGGACGGTCGCCGTCAGCGTTGCGTAGCATGATTGGCACGATGTGATCAAGTTGCCAAATGACCCCGTAGTTGGCCAGCGTCATACCATCACGCAACTTGCCAATGATGTAGAACGAGTAGTCTCGGGTGCTACAACCGAGCAGCTGCCTGCGTGATATCGGCAGCTTTGTCGTGCCGAGAGAATTGACTGCGCGACGGACCGTATAGCATCCGAATGCGGATGCCGGATTACAGACTAGGCAGCGATTGCGCTGCTTGTCGTGTTCGCAATGCGGGCGATGTCCGCGTATCGCAGCCTTCACGCGCTGCGCGGCGCGACAGGTGTCACAGCACTTGAACTGGACGCCACGGTCAGACATCGAGAACTGGTCGGTAGGTGCGAGGTGTCCATTGTAGGCGCACCTCAGCATCATTGAGATCGTTGATATACTGTAGCATAACCATCCTCTAATTGAAAGTTTTGACCATCAGCAAAAATATCGTTTGCTCGTCAATCTCAGTAACTCATAGCATGTGATTATCTGCCTCTGGAGGTATTGGCACCAGCCGACATACAAGCCTGTCTAAAGTGGTGCGATTGCTCTTAGCTGTCCGTCGCATTACGTCGGCGAATTGTTCAGCGCTCATGTAGTTGCTGGCGGCACGGGCCACACACCAGCGTCCGCAGGTCGAGATTCCAGGCCGCAGCTGCTGCAGACGCGTCGAAGAATACGCGACGTTGTTGAACGGTAGGAGCAGTCGGGCCAGGAATGGTCGTCCTTGTCCGCTAGCTTCCAAATAATCTTGCGGAATCCAGCTTCGCTGTTTGTCAGGCATCTCGCCGTATGAGTCAAATACCTCGACGCACGGTTTCCCAGTAGCATCGCGTGTATCGATAACAGCCGTCCAATGTCCACTTTTGTCAGCGGACTCGTAAAGTAGACCGAACGGTCTCTTGGGCAACTCTGACATCCCAGCCAGCTCCTTGTAGCGGTATACGGGTCCACCAATTCTTTCAGACACTTCTGATCCGGATAGTGGACGAGCGAGAGCCACATCAATGGGTCCAGGCATAAAGGTTTTTGCTCCAGCTATTAATAGGCGGCGCAAAGATGTCGGCGATCACTGATCCGAAGGATCTCGTCTACTACAACGGCATCATCGTCAACGATAGTGACCAACCAATTGTCGCAGAGATTGTCGATATCCGTGCGCAGGCACTAATTGAGCACCCAGAGGACTGGGACATGTCTGTTGTTCGATTCGACATTAGCAGTCTGCTCTTACCCTTCGCCAAGATGCCGATGCTGCCACCGACTACCCCTGGCCTGTATAAGACCGCGCTACAGGTCAATATGATCGCGACGACGGGAGATGCGATTGGAAACGTATATGCTGAAAATCCTGAAGGCGAATTTAGTGACCTTTCTGGATTGATTCGATACTGGAACTTTGGTTATCAAGACGCGTTCTCAAAGCTGCCAGCGCCGACCCAAGCCGTGTTGCTCAATGCGCCACAGTTCTATGTTGCGCCGAGCGGTAAGTTGCGATTGATCTTTCCGGCAATCTGGCGTCAACCGGGTGCGCCAGCACCGCAGATCCGCGTCAACGCTTTGTGGGCGGCATATCTTACTGGGTTCCCGTTATGGAAGAGCCCAACCTTTGGCTACACTCCTGCTGGCGCAGATGCTCGCATCCGGATTGAGGATGACACCTTTGTCATTCCACTAGCTGATCGCACAGGCCTGCCACTAGCATTTGCGGCTGCGTCATATGGTGTCGGCGGCGATCTCTACTACATCGAGGAAATGTTCGAAAGCCCTGGAAGCTTCAGTGCTGTCCGCTCGATTACTCTGACGACAACAAGTCTGCCAGTTCAGTCCGAGGTGACACCAAACAGCAGCAGCAGCAGCAAGCAAGGAACAACGTCAAATAACAGCGCAAGCATTATCAGCGACTACCTGATGTCGACGACAGAATACACCGACCAGAACCGGATCGAATACTTGCCGCAAGCCGAATACCGCATGTCACATCTGATGGGTCGTGAGGGCCCACGTCGCATCGCCATCCAGGCGTGGTGGACCGATCATTTCGGCGGAAGGTTCGCAATGAGACTACCACAGTATGGCACCTTTGCTATCAAGATCCTCTTTAAGCGCCGCACGCCGATTGTCTAAAAAAACGAGAAATAAGTGCTGTTGTGTCAACGTAACCTTTTTGCGCCTCTTTCAATACAGACATCAGTCATGAGCATCTCTGTTCAGTCTCTCGATACCGTGCGTGTGGTCGACCCTCGCTGCGACCTCAACAGCGCAGCCCGTCGCACCTACCGAATTGTAGACGGTCCGCAGGACATTAGCTACGTGCGCATCGCCGCAGATGGCGGTGCCTCCTCCAACATGACCTTCACGGTTAACCCTCCCAGCACGAGGGTCCTGGTCAATCGCCACATGCTGCTGTCGACAACGTTTACGTTGAGATTTACAGGCACAGCTACGGCAGTTGGCCAGTATCTTATCAATGCCTCTGGCCTCAAAGGTGGCGTCGGCACGCAGAAGTGTGACGGGCCTCGAGCATACCCGATTGCCAATGCGCTACGATCGCTCCAAGTAACGTTGAACAACGATCGAATGACTCAGGGCGTCAACCGATACTGGCGTGGCCTCACGCGTTACGCGAATTCGTTCGACCAGCAGAATTTGGATCAGTCGTCGACGCCGACGTTCTTGGACCAGGCGCAGACATACGCGCAGGCTGGTAACGGCACTGGTTCTCGCGCGCCGCTCGGTGACTACACCGATAACCTTGAGGTTACGCCTCGTGGTGGATGGACGGACTGCGAGATTACGCGTAACGATATTTCAACTAATATTGGTGACGTTCTCGGCGCAGTTGTTGTATTGAAGTGTGCCGAGCCGATCTGGCTATCGCCTTTCCAGTATCAGCGCCACAGCCAGCACACTGGCTTGATCGGCATCCAGAACATGACAATTCAGTGCGACTATGGTGGGCGCTCAGCCGGCACTGCTACATCTGTTGGAGGCCTTGCGGCCGCTCTCTGGTCGCACGATGTTGGCGCATATGGTGCTGCGGCTGATCCGCTCCAATCCTGCGCTGTTGAGGTCAGCGAGGCATTCATCCACGCATCCTACCTGACGCCGGACATGTTGACTGTCATCCCGCCGGTCAACAGCTATCCCTACTACGAGCCGCAAGTGTATTCGCCAGCTGTGTTGGGCTCGACGGCTACTGGCGCATTCACCGATCTTTCCATGAATGCCGTTCAACTGAACAGTATTCCTTCGCGCGTCTACATCTTTGCGACGAAGGCAGATACTGACGTGCGTATCACCGATACTGACACGTTCGCATTCCTGGAGAACGTCAACATCTCCTTCGACAACCGCGATAGCATTCTTTCCAACGCGCAGCCCTACGATCTCTACCAAATCGCCGTCAAGAACGGAACTAACCTCTCGTGGCCGCAATGGTCGGCAAAGGTTGGCGGCGTGTTGGCGCTCGACTTTGGCGAGGACGTCCCTCTTCGCGCTAACCAGGCGCCTGGCCTTCGCGGCAGTTACAATCTCTCAATGCGGGTTCGCGTCCAGAATCTTTCCCCAGCTGCTCAGAATCTTCAATTGACCGTTGTCGTCGTCAGCGTCGGCGTCATCACCATCGCAAACCAGAACGTTGTGCGCTCTGTCGGCGTGCTAACTACCGACGATGTGCTCGCCAGCAAGGCGCAGGATGCTATTCCGTGGAGCCCGTCCGGCGATGTTTATGGCGGCGGCATCTGGGATGACATCAAGAGCATGTTTGGCAAGTTTATGAAGTTCGCGAAGCCCGCCGCTGGAATGGCTGCCAAGGTGCTGCCGCTGGTTGCCCCTGAATTTGCGCCTTATGCCACTGGAGCGCAATCTATCCTCAACACCATTGGCGACATGACGGGCACAGGCCTCGTCGGCGGCAAGAAGGTTAGCCGCGCGTATCTCAAGAAGATGCTGAAGAACTAGAGTAACGAGTGTCGGGTAAACGAGCAACCTTTTTGCGTCCTCTTTTATATAGATCTCAGTCATGGATCTCGACTCCATCAATGGCGGCACAATCGACAACAAGTCGTATTTGAACCCCGTCGTTGGTGTTCTCCGAGCTAAAAAGATATACTGCGACGACATAGAGGGCAGTGGTGGCGTCCCGACAGTGTCCAACCTTGGATGGAACAGCCTGTTCCCTCCACAAACATCCCAGCAGGTGTCCAATGGTCTGGGGCTCTTGTTCAATACCAACATTTCTCCGTCGGCCTCAGTTCCTGCCGCGGAGCTAGTTCCCGGCAGTGTCTGGGAGATCTACGCGACTGGTATCATTACGCCCAATGTCGGCAGTGGTGTCCTCGGAATGGGTATCCACTTCAACACCACTACGCCGAGCTCGGCCCTCTTTGGGGTGGCATCCATCGCCTCGTATGTCAACACAGCGAACACGACGGCGCAATATGAGTATCACGGCACGTTCCGAGTGCTCACTTACACAGACAACATTTCGCTAACAATGGCAACGTCTGCATCACTGGTGACACTGCGTAGTGATGGTGTTACCCAGACCAACCTTGACACGTCCCAAACAACTGCCGCTGCGCCCATTGTGGACGGCAGAATATCGGTTATCCTGTGCGCTGGCGCCGATGGAGCAAACTTCGGCATCACACGCCGCCTCGCATACCTGCGCCGCATCGCGTAATTTGGCGACCACATCACATAAGAGTAATCGCACAGACGAATATTTTTGCTCTCCTCTCTAATAGCTTACCATGGATCTCGACTCCATCAATGGAGGAACAGTAGACAACAAGTCATATTTGAATCCAGTCGTTGGCACCCTCCGAGCCAAGAAGATATACTGCGACGACATCGAGGGCAGTGGCGGAGTCCCAACAGTCGCCAATCTGGGATGGACGCGCACCGGGTCCCCTAGTCAGCTGACACAGATCACCGCGGGGGAGAATGGAAAGTCATTTCTCACGGGCGCATCAACACCCGATGCCTCTATTCCAGATGCTGAGCTCAGTGTTGGCAGTTCCTGGGAAGTATACAACTCGGGGGTCGTCCAAAACAACACTGCCACACTAGGGCGCCTCCAGATGGGTATTACCCTCGATGGAGGATTAATCGCGCCCATTGACTCGCTATATAATCTCGCAGGGAAGCTTGATTATGAAAATTCGGATACGGCAAACGCATACTACGAATACCGCTGCGCCTTTCGCGTGCTGGCCATTGATCCGATACTTCAAACGCGCGATCTGTCAGTGACTTCGACGCTCTCGACATTTAGATTCGGGATGGGCATCACAGCCGAGCAAAAATACGTAACTGGGAGCGCAGAGCTCATTCAAGTCTGGTATTATCTGCCTACCCCGAGCACATGTATTTGTGCGCCTGCGATGCGCATCCTCAGTTCGGCCGACTCAGACTTCAACATTACGCAGCACGTCTCCTACGTAAGGCGCATCGCATAAGCGCGCCACCACAGAGCAAATGGAAAAACGTTTTTCGGTGTCATCGCTAACCGAGCTGTCACCGAGCGAAGCGAGATGACACGCGAGATTGGTAGTCGCCAACGCGCAACCGAGCTGTCACCGAGCGAAGCGAGATGACACGCGAGATTGTAACCGAGCTGTCACCGAGCGAAGCGAGATGACACGCGAGATTGATCCACCATTTTGCGCGAATAATAATAAAGATGCCGCGCCATCCATGGATCTGTGTCAATAAGCTCGCCGACATGCTACCAACATTGGAAGCTGAAGGTATAAAGATTGACTACAAGCTTGTGCTCGCATATACAGCGACGCGCAAAATTGCGGACGACTGGACCGACGTTCAATCCATCAACGACCTGTATCAACTTGGCGGTCCTGGTCAACGACGGGACGCTGCGGTATCCAAGATGCTAGCACGATACCTTAAGGATCCATCTTCCCGTGCGCGACTAACTCTTGCTGCGTGGTGCTACGATGTAGACGATATTGTAGATCCTGAGCTCTAGATGGCTGTTGAGGTCAAGTCCAGCTCGCTGCTGCTTGCGCGGAGTGCTGGCGGCGCGTCACTTTTTGGCGACGCCTTGTTGGCCAAGGATATCGGCTTGTTGACCAGATCAATACAGCCCCAACAACAACGCACTGTCTGGCATCTGCTCAGACGGATGGCGCCGAAGAGTCCTAGCACGAGCGTCGTGATGCCACCTAGGATGGCAAGAATATCGGCGGTGCTGCTAACTACGTTGCCCATCGCGCTATTATCCTATTAGAAGAGCAAGAATATTCTTGCTCCACCTATTGAATACGCTACTCATGGATCTTGATAGCATCTGTGGAGGAACCCCTGCGACTAAAGGTTGGTTCGCACCAGTATGTGGGGATATTCATGCGCACGATCTCTTCGCGGATCATCTTTATCTTACCGACGGTGGCAGCGGCATTCCAGGTCCACCGGGTCCACCAGGAGAGCAGGGCCCACAAGGCCCGCCCGGTCAAAGCGCTAGCATCTCGGTGGAGAGCGTCACCACTGGCGCTCCAGGATCTGCCGTCATATTTCAAAATATTGGCGCAGGACCCTCAGCCGCATTTGTAGTGAGCATTCCACGTGGGGATCCAGGTGTTGGCGAGCAAGGCCCTCCTGGTAATATAGGCGCCCAAGGACCTGCAGGCACGTTGCTTATCAATTCGGTGGCGACTGGCATACCTGGGTCGGCGGCATCTGTCATCAATGTTGGCACTGTGGAGAATGCGAGTCTCAATATTACTATCCCACGTGGTGACAGAGGGCTTCAGGGCATCCAAGGCGAGATTGGACCAGCTGGGGCTCAGGGGACAGCGGGCATACTCTCTGTTGGCACGGTTACAACTGGCGAGCCGGGCACTGCCGTCAGTTTCGTTAATGTTGGCACTTCAGAGAACGCCACGTTTGACATAAGCATTCCACGTGGAGATGTCGGCGCTCAGGGCCCACAAGGCGACACTGGCCCAGCTGGCGCGCAGGGGCCAGCAGGCATACTCTCTGTTGGCACGGTAACAACGGGTGATCCAGGCTCGGCCGTTAGCTTTGTTAATGTTGGCACTCCAGAGAATGCGACGTTCAACATCAGCATCCCGCGCGGAGATACGGGTATCACCGGAGATACTGGGGTTGCTGGCCCAGCTGGAGCACAGGGACCTGCAGGCATACTCTCTGTTGGCACAGTGACAACGGGTGATCCAGGCTCGGCAGTTAGCTTTGTCAATATTGGCACTCCAGAGAATGCGACATTCGACATCAGCATCCCTAGAGGCGATATAGGACCACAGGGCCCTCAGGGAGATACTGGGCCAGCTGGTGAACCAGGCGGCAGTGCGTCGATTCTATCATATCATGCTAATACGACGACGCATCTACCAGCTTCGACAATTGGCGATTTGGTCTGGAATACCACTGAGCAGATCACGGCTACTATCATCTATCTCTCACATCGCCAGGTTGGGGGGCAGGATGTTGAAAGAATCCTGGAACTGGCAACTGTTAGTAGCACCATATTAATCCAGGCACAGACCAACAGCGCGCAGTATATTGACTACACTCTGCTCGAGCCGCCAGTCGTCACAGCAAATGAGTATGTCGCATTTCACGTTGTTGCGTCATCATTCGGCGGTAGCAGCTTTGCTAACAATAACAACCTACTCGTCTCCATCATTACCGCTGGGGCACCTGGCCCTGCTGGCCCACCTGGGGAAGCTGGCCCAACTGGCGCAACAGGCGCGCAAGGAGACCCCGGCCCGGCTGGCTCTAGTGCGACCATTACTGTTGGGACAACGACGACTACCGCAGCAGGCACTAATGCGAGTGTTACGGCAGTTGGCACGACTTTGGCGCAGATCTTCAATTTCAGCATCCCACGCGGGGATACTGGCGCGGCTGGTGGCACAGGTGCGCAGGGAACCCCTGGCCCTGCTGGCACTGCGGCGACGCTTACGGTTGGAACAACGACGACTACCGCAGCAGGCACTAATGCGAGTGTTACGGCAGTTGGCACGACTTCAGCACAAATCTTTAACTTCGATATCCCTCGTGGTAATACCGGAGTGGCCGGACCAACTGGCGCACAAGGAAATCCTGGGCCAGCCGGCTCTTCGGCAACCTTAGCTGTTGGCACTACAACTACCACAGCAGCGGGCACCAATGCTAGCGTTACAGCAGTCGGCACAACCTCGGCGCAGATCTTCAATTTCGATATTCCCCGTGGTAACACTGGCGCAGCTGGACCAACTGGCGCACAAGGAGACCCTGGACCAGCCGGCGCTAGTGCGACCATTACTGTTGGCTCAACGACGACCACGGCTGCTGGCACCAGTGCTAGCGTCACATCCTCCGGCCCCTCGTCGGCACGCATCCTAGACTTTAGCATCCCACGGGGGGATACCGGCGCTGCCGGGGCACCTGGGGATCAGGGTAATCCTGGCGCGCCTGGAGCTGCGGCAACATTGGACGTTGGTATCACGGCAACGCTCCCATCTGGTAGTTCAGCGACTGTGACGCAGAGTGGCACGAGCTCGGCGCGTATCTTCTCGTTTGGAATCCCGACAGGCCCACAAGGCATACAGGGTATTCAGGGCATCCAAGGGACAGCTGGCAACACAGGAGCAACGCCAGTGATCGCAATTGGCTCAGTGACCGCTGCCGACTATCCGACCTGCTCGGCAACAATGGACGTCACCAATCCAGCAGCCCCAGTGTTATCGTTGGTCGTGCCGCGAGGGCCTGCAGGCGTTGGTGGAGTAACGGTTAATAATACCGCGACATCTCTGACGCAACGCCTTCTATTCACAAATACGGTGACGGGAGGAACAGCGACCGCCCTGAATACGCATGCTAGCTCGCTGTCATACGTGCCGTCCACAAACATCCTAACGAGCACTGGCAATATAACGGCAGCGTCCTTCACTGGCCCATTAACAGGCAATGCCTCAACCGCGACCCAGATTACATCCACAACCAGCAGCTCGACGAATGCTCATTACGTCACCTTCTCAGACGTGAACGGTGGGTCCACCAATCTGCGGACCGCGACGCTGCTAACCTACACGCCCGGCGAGACGGGAGGTGCGACACTGCGGGTGCCAAAAATATTAGCAACTGGCGACATTACCGCACCGACCTTTACTGGCCTCGCATCTGATGCGTCGCAGGTTGTGACAGTGAACACCAGCGCATCAACCATCCGCTATCTATGCCTTACGCCAACCAATAACACGGCAGGTGGCAACCCCGCAGACATCCAGACCGCAACGGCGCTTTCATACGTGCCATCGACTGATGTCCTAAGCGTGGGGACCGTAACGGCGACAACACTCAATGGCTCACTCACAGGCAATGCGGCGACGGCGACAAAAGTGACATCCACAAATAGCTCAACATCAACCGCACAGTATGTCACGTTCGTTCCAATTAACGGCGCCGCGGCCGCTACAGACATCAGAACTGGGACGCCATTGACCTACACACCATCGACGGGGATGTTAACCGCAACTGGGGTCACCGCAACTACATTAGCTGGCGCACTATCGGGCAATGCGTCGTCGGCAACACAAGTCTCGACTATTCGTAATGTCACGAACTTGAACCGCTATATCATCTTCTCGCCAAACGACAATGCGGCCGCCACCGCTGCAGATCTCATGACTGCGACACTGCTGACCTACAACCCGAGCGCGCAGACTTTGACAGTGCCAAATCTCACTGTTAGCGGCACGTTGTCGGCGACGGTGGCAAGCGCCAATAATCTGTCAGGCACATCGGCTGGTAGCATTCCATATCAGTCAGCGAGCGGCACGACGTCGTATGTTGCCAATGGCACGAGCGGCTATATTCTTAAGGCAAATGGAGGGACCTTAGCACCGACATGGTCAGCGCCATCAGCAATCATCCGTGGCTATACGGTTCCATTCTCAAGCGGCGGGACTGTGGCGGGCTATCAGTATGCGAACGTTGGCGCGGCTGGACGCACAGATGTGGCGGCCAGTGGAGTGTTGACCAAATTTATTGTGCCAATCGCTGGCACCATAGAGGCAGCGACCGTGGTCTGGTCCACAGCGGCTGCGGCGTCAACGTTCTCAATAATGAAGGGCGCAGCAAGTGCCTATACGTCTGGAATAATATTCACTGCTGCGGGCGGAACGGCGACCATTACGAGCGGGCTGCTTGTTAACGTGGTAGTAGGTGACGTCATTGAGGTCAGGACTAACACTCTCAACTTCGGACCTATGACGGTGGTCCTCTACATGACCTAAAGAGATACTCTAATTAGAGCAAACGATTTTTTGCCCCCTAGGTAAATACGGTTCCATGCCACGAGCCGCTGTGCCTAAGAAGGCGACGGCCGCTAAGCCAAAAAGTCCAAAGAAGCCGAAAGCCAAGAAGAAGGCGACAGTTAAGAAAGCTGCTGCGCCTGTTCGACGCGTTATACTACAGCCGTCGTCTGGTGAGACCCTAAAGCAGAATGCTACACAGTTGGAAGTTGCTGAGCGTATGCTTGCGGAAATTGCTAGTCGAGAGCAGGCAGATACCGATCCAGCAGTGGCCGCTCAGCGCGCTCTGCGAGCAGCCATCGCATCTGGTGCGATACCAGCAGGTGCTACTATCCTTAAGGCATCTCCAAAGTTTCCTTCTCAGAATGAATTAGACGCACAAGCTCGTCTTGATGCTCAGAAGGCCGCTGCCAAGGCTGCCCGCGATACGGCAAAGGCGCAGGCTAATGCTCGCGAATGGGAAGCGATGTGGCGTCGTGTTGGAGGGCCAGCACCACCAGCCATTGCGCTTGGTGCTCCAGTGATGGGTGGTCCAATTCCAGCACCAGCACCGCCTCCGCCTCCACCTCCGATAATGCCACCGACTGGGCCTCCAGTTCCACCAGCAGGACCTCCTCCAGCAGTTCGAAGAGTGCCTCCTCCAGTTACTGCGGACGCACTAGCAACTGCGATGGCGGCGCTAACATCAGCAACCCCACGCCCCGCAACAGCGCCTGTAGGGCCAGACCCAGCAAGTTTAGCTGCGCAGGCCGCAAAGTTAGCACGCAAATTTGGAAAGCAAGAAGACCGCTTAGTAAGAATTGAATCGCAGAGGGCGGCTCGTCAAGCAGGCATTCAAGCCGCTGCTAATGAGCAAAAGGCTCTGGAGCGAGAGTTAGTAGCTGCGGTAGCCCGTCGAGAGGAGGCCCATCGAGAGGAAGCTAATGCTATCGCACGTGCGCGGGCAATAGCTGGCGCAAATGAAGCCGCACTTGAGGCAGATGCTTCAGCTCCACTACCGCCAAGCCCAGTTGGGCGCCCACTCCCGCCAAGATCATCGACCGAGAGCAATAATTTGGCGATTCAGCAGATGGTAGATCGTGCCTTCTCTAATATTGAAGCGCCTAGCACAGCTCCACTGCCGCCAAGGCCAGCGCCCGTAGCTATTACTGGCACAAAGGAGGAAATGCTAGCTCAAGTTGCGGCGCAGAATGCAGCCCGGCTAGCACGAGTTCGGGCATTAGGGAGTTCTACCACTATGGCGCTGCCCGTTGCGACGCAACCGGCAACTGGTGGGCCTCTTGACGCAATTGTCGACTTTGCCAATAATGCTAATGCGGCTCGCGATCGTCGAATGGCACAGTTTGCGCAGTATCGGCCAGGTCAGATGACATCGTCTGGAACACAAACAGGCGTAACTGGCCCACCGCGCGCGTTTGCGGAGACTATCACTATTTATGATCAGCTTGGTGTCCCTACGTCTAGTTTCAAGTTTGATTCAAAGCCGTTGAAAGATCATTTGGAAAAAGGAACCATATACCAAGAGGCTGAAACTGGTAGATACGTCTGGGCGCCAGGGGTAAAGATTCCACATCAAAGCAAGATCAAGTCAGTGTCATTCGACGATCGCCTATCAAATATACCAGAGGCTAGTCCAGAAGAGCTTGATGTAGTTCGACAAGAACTTGAAGGAGCTGGCCTCTATGGTTATGGCGATACGCCTCCTCGCCCGAAGACTTCAGCCAGTAAGAGCGGTCGTCGTGTGTTGCCAGGATATAGCCATGCGGATACAATGGCCGCACTGCGAAACCTTGTTGCTCAGACCCATGCGCAGGCGGATGCTGCAGAGAGGCAGAACCAGAGACTACAGGCCAATGCTACAACACTGCGTGCGTTTACGCCTAAGGCATATGCGACTGTCACCACGCAGACCGATCCAATGATGCCAACAATGACCGTCTTCAATTCTCGAACTATGGCGCCGTATACAGTCTCAATGGCAACGTATCAGAAAAACTACAACAAGGGCAATATTGCTATGGATGCTGATGGTCGCCCAGTCTTTGTTGTTAAGGCGCATCGTGATGCTAATCAAATGATTGCGGACCAGGAGATGACTGACTACATCAATGAGTTGCTGGCTGAAATGCCAGAGCCTGAGGGTGCTGGTCATAGTAGCAATGGTCGCAGCGAGATCCAGGCCGTTGGGTTTCCAGCGGATGAGTGGACACCGGCACAAGCGCGCAAGTGGATGTCGGCGCATGGGGCAAAGCCAATCAAGGGTATGCGTCGCGAGGGCACATGGCTACGATGGCGTATTACTCCGCCAGATCTGTATCGGTCGTATACGACAAAGACGCTGAAGAGCAACGGCAAGACAGTCCATCTTATCCTTGGCTGGCTCTAGATACATACATAACGATTAATTGTGCTGACGAATATTTTTCGCGCGCTATATACAACAGACCATGAACAAAGTGACAGCACTCGAGTTAGTGCCTGGGGCACCTATTGGACAGTTCTTCCAGAGTGCGCCAGAGTTTGCTGACATGGATCGTGGCAATAGAACTCGACTTCGTGCGAAGATGCTGACGAGAGGCTTTAGCGCTGAAGAGGTGGCAGCACTACTACCCAACATGTCCAAGAAGAAAGACGAGGTATGGCTCAATCTATCACAGCCAATCTTGACACACGTCGCAGAGATCTTTGATATGACAGAACTACCAACAGATGCCGAGTGGTGGACGGAAGATCGAGCGGATGTGGCAGCTACTGCCCTAGTTGATTACTACAAGACACCGGCCGGTGCCAATACAAACCTTGCTAAATTTCGCAACGCGCTTCGCAGTATTGGAGTTGCTTCAAATGCGCTACAGGCGACACTACGCCGAGATGTATACGACACAACGATTAAGAACGATGAGGCAAGCCGCAAGCAGCGGGCAGAGGAGGGCATAGATATCCCAGTGGTATTCCGCAACCTTACCAAGATGGACGAGCGAGTCGACAAATTTATTCGCGACAAGGAGGCAACACCGCAGACCCTCGCGGACCTAATCGTCCTGCTCTCAGCTCGGCCAAGCGAAATCAATACGCTCGAGATTACAGACGTGGGTGGCACGCCAATGATTACGGCTGGGGTCTTAAAGAAGCAGGGCGCTCAAGGTCTGATGTATCCTATCGTCAGCGCGCTAGACAGTGACAAGGTCGCAGCATTCCTCACAACATGGCGGTCCCTTCCTACAACAGTCCAACGGCGAGTAACAACGCAACTGCGTCCGCTTGTCCATAGCTGGGGGCTACAAGTCCGAGACCTTCGAGCAATAGGAGCGACGCAGGCAGTCAACGTTCGCAGGCTCACAGGAGCAATACGCAATGAGGCGACGGCGCGCGATGTCCTTAGGGCAGCACTGAGGCATGATGGGTCGATGGATGCTAGCGCCCGGTATCAACGAGTCAACGGATAGACAGCGGCGAACTCTCTGAAATACATGTGAAAACGAGCCTTTTTTGCCTGCTGTTGGGGCAAGTGTAAATTGTTATGGAAAGATTATAGGGAAATTTACACTTGCCCCAGGCCGAGGTGCCTGCTGTGGGTGAAGTGTAAATTGTTATGGAAAGATTATAGTGAAATTTACACTTCACCCAGGCCGAGGTGGGGGTGACGAGGGGGTGGCACGAGGACCCGCGCCCTGGAAAAAAATAATTAATCCCCGTCGTGGTGAGCGCGCGGTGAGCCGCAACTCCGCGCCGCCCGAAAAAATAATATTAATTAATTGCCGCCGTAGTGCGTCCGCTGTGACGGGGGTTGGTGAGCAGCAACTCCGCGCCGCCTTGATTTTTCAATTAGAGAAAGAAGTGCGACCGTCCATTTAGAGAAGTGCGAGCCGC